TGGCAAGACATATATTTGCAGAGCAAGGCACTGAGACAATACAATTTTGATAACTTTTTTAATGAAAAATCTTTGAGCAAAGAAATTAATAAAACTTTAAATCTATTTCTTGAATTTGCTGATGCCAGTCAAGTTTCTTCTTGAGAATCCTAATCTATCTACTAACTTAACAGCACTTCCTGACTTGTCGACAGCAACAAATCCTTCTGGTTCTGTCACTTGTAGTCCACCGTCCGTCTGTTGGAAAGAACCTATGGCCTGTGCCTGATTCATCTTCTTCAACACGAAGCCCTTCATGGTCTGCACTGCCTTGTAGAAAGTCAGCATGGCCTGGAGTGGTTTCTTGGCTTTACCAAGGAACACAGGCATCTGTTTCATTTTGTCCTGTCTCAACTGTAAGGCCTTTTGTGCCTTCAGGCCTGACATCTGCTGTTGCATTCTGTCTGCGTAGAACTTTCTAAATCCTTGTAGGAACTGATTGACGTTGCTAGGTAACTCGCCTTGCTTCACCATTGCGTTGATGTACATCTGGAACATGGGTATGAAGTCTGTGTTCTGTCCCAACACACTAGATAGGTTTTGTGGAACACCATTTAGTAGTGCTTCTAATTTCTCTATGCCGTTGTAAAATTGTTTTGTTTCCTCGTCAGTAAACTTGGCACTGCCTGACACGTCCTTATATGTTGCGTTGTCAAAGAACACGTCATTGCTTTTTGCAAATGTACTCACATCTGCACCGCCCGATGCTGTCATGTCGGCCAGTGTTTCTCCATTGTATGTTGTATGAAATATTATTCCTACCTTGGCTCTGTCTATCTGTTTCGCTAGCTCGCCACCTTCTGGTACTGCGTATGTTATAGTGTTGGGTGTAAATGTTAAGTGAGGCTTGCCATCGATGTTCTTTCTTGTAATGTCTTCGTTTGTGTATAATAAATCGCCCTGCACCACACCTTGAATGTTTAACTTCTTAAGATGCACAAGACACTTTAAAAGTTTTTGTCCTAAATCGTCCGTGCCGTGATTGTTTGCAATATCTTTCTTTGTGTAATTGATCTTTGGAGTTCCTGGATTGAAAACGGATTTTGTACCTACGAAGAACTTGCCGTTGTCCGGATTAATTCCGCACACCACAGCAGGTGCACCGTCCCATTTAACTGAAACACTCATGGCCTCTGAACTTGATCCTTTGAGTGTTAGTAATAGTCCTCTGAAATATTCTAAAACTGCCTTGCCACCCTCGTAGCCATCAGTTATAACGATGTCCTCGATGTGTTCAAGGTGTGTCCTCTTAAACTCTGTTAGGACATCTTCTATCAACATGATTAGTCCTCTTTGTATTCGCCGTCTTTGATTTTAAGTAGGTTCTCTTTGACGTCTCTGTTCTCTTTGATACGAGCGACACCTTTGCTGAACTTGGATGCATCCATGTTCTTAATCGCTGAATTGAACTTCTTCTCTAGTTTGTATGCAGTGTCCTGATCGAAGTTCTCCCTGATGTAGGTGATTAATCTTATGGTCGATTCTAGAATATGTGATGCCCTGCTTTCAACAACCTCTTCCTTATCCCTTTTAAGAGGCATCGAGCTCAATTCTTCTAATAAACTTCTAGTATGTTTTTGCATTGTAGGTATTTACTTCTTATTATAACATATTAATAGTGCAAGTCTATTGAATACCTAGATAATAATGGTTTTTAGCAGTTTATTTTCCTTTTCTATAGATAAAATATTTACGTTGGTTGGTGTCATCCCTAATGTCCAGTATTTTTAAGTTGAACATTTCTGATATTTCTATTATGAAAGGCACATTCCAGGCATAGAATTCTATCCAGTCTGCTTCAGGCCTGTCATGTTGCACACCTGGGTTAACCCTGAAGATCATTGTACCGTCAGGAGCCAATAAGTCTACACATTTTCTAACCTCTGATATAATCTTGTCCCTGCTACCAAAGTTTACTGATCCTAGGCATAGTATTACATCAAACTTTTGATCTGTCTTGTATTCTAGTGTACCAACTTCTATGTCTGCCAAGTTGTTGTATGGATCAATTCCAATGAGATTATCTATCTTGCCTTTGAATTCATTATACCCACACCCAACATCAAGCACGGCTCTCGGTTTCAAAGCATTAACCTCATCGATTAGGGCAAGTCCAGAGTACTTCCATTTCTTCATGTCGTTCTGCCAATACTTGGAAAAATACTTGTGAAGGCAGGCATCGTCGATTGCTTCTACATACTGCTCTATTGTGTCGCAACGTTTTATTTCCACCCCAAATGTTTCTTTTATAAATGGTTGTGTAATCTTTGTGAGATCGTTTTGACTGTGACCTAACAGTTTTGAGAATATTTTCTTATTCATATACTAATACTATATTATGCAGGAACGAAAGTCTATATTCTTTTTTTGATTTGCTTTGAAAGTATCTTGCTAGTTTCTTCTGTTTTGACGCCTGTGACAACCAACATCGGACGAGGCCTGTTGCTGGCGTTTGCTGTTGCGTGTGGAGTATTTTGCCAGTCAAACGTGTGTATGTCTCCGGTTCTCCATCTGTCAAACTGCTCATTACCATACATAAGGAATTGGCCTGGCTCCCAATCCTGTAGCATAACCATGATACGAACAACATTGTTTGGGTCAGCATCTAGGTCATACAGTTTGTCTATGTGCATGTTCAATACTTCTCCAGTGAACTGTATGTGTAATTTGGATTTTGTAGGCTCCATTGCGAAGAAGTCAGTCATCCTTTGCAGTGTAGGACATTTTGTAAAGTCTTTAAGTCCTCTGTATATTGTCATCTTGGGATCAGCACCTGCTGTCTTTAGATCATTCTCTTCTGCTTCTACATCAACATTGACATTTTCTCTGCCTGTTCCTTCCCTACGGTTGCTCCAGTTGAGAGGTTTGGCATCTTCTATGATTGCCTGTAGTTCAGTCTGCCATCCGCCTGTGAACTTGCCCAAGTGTTTGACGCGGTCTGTGTCCCGGTGCCACTTGTTGAAATGGTAGTCGCTCCTTGCTTTTGCGTCTTCCCAATTACTTGTAGACATAGACCTGTATTCCTTTTGAATTATAATCGTGTAGATTTTGATGTTCACCTCTTGGTGATTTTATATCAATCATTTTACACAATTCAACATTGTTCCCTGCTCTACTAGTTCTTTTACTGTTGTCTTTGATAAATTGCATTGTGTCTTTGTTCTCTGCTTGAATATGTTCAAACATTAGATCAAGATTTACAAAATGTTGGTAGTTGGGATATGTGATATTGAACTCTCCACACAGTTTCCACCACTCCAAACATTCGTAATCGTTTCTATACACCATGACAATAGGATGGCCTAAATCTTTGAGATGGTCGAGCTCGTGTGCAAATGTGTGAGACTTTATAATTCTTTTGCCTTCGCCTGAGAAAGGCAGGTCCCAATTATCTCTGGTTGTCCTGAACTCCATGCCCGGATCCCAGTAGGCTCCGATGTGCATCAAGTGACTGCGTCCAGGGGTATCAGCATCGTGGCGATATGTTCTAGCCTCTGAGTAATCGGTGTGATCAATATCATCACTCCAGTATATGTTTTTGACAACACTACTCCATTTCGATCCCGGTGCCCCTGTAAACAGTATGTACATTATTTTGTCAGCTCTTCTTTGTACACTGCATTGTAACCCAACTGATTCTTTCCAAAGTCAGTAAGTGTTTTCAATGCACCTGGTGTAATGAATGACTTCAGCGTCCTAACTGCGGCATCACCCTCTGCACCTGTTCTCCATTCGTACTGTCCCACTTTCTTTTCGATAGCGGCAACTGACGCTGGGTCTTTGATCATCTTGTCCAAAGCGGCAACAAGTTTCGCTCTGTTTGGATTGCCTTTGTTCACCCAGAATGCTTTCTGTAATGCATCTCTCCAACTCTTAACAAGTTTGTATGCATCATAGAAGTCACCACTCGGTGCAACACCATATGTAGATTCAAACAGTGCTTCAAATGTTGGCTCTGTGAAGTTAGGATCCTTGTCGTGATTTC